TAACTATAGATTTGGTGGTCTTACAAAATCATTACTAAAAAAATTAAACACTAAAAAAATTAAAGCAGCTGTTGATGATATATTTCCATCAGGTGATTACAAGTATGATGCCGAGATGGCAGCAGAAGCATTAGTTGAAAATAACCCTAAATTATTTGGTGGACAACTTTATGAAGATTTAGATGATATGGTAAGATCAGATGTTTATGGTCTAGTATTAAAAGAATTAAGCCAAAGAAATGCATTAAAGATGCAGGCAACTAGAGCTGCTAGAAGTCAAGGACCTGTTGTAGACACTACTATAACGGAAGCAGTTACTCCAAGAGGGTTTTCATTAAATGTTGAAAGAGCTGTAAGTGAATTAAATATTCCAAGAGAAGAAGCAGANAGAATTGCAAGACTTTCTTCTGATNAACAGAAAGCAGCTTTANANANNTATTTANATAGAGANCNATGNNCAANGANTTGCANTATNATGAATTATAACCCTAAAAAGTTTGACGCAGCAAAAGGCGGGTTAGCTAAGATCCTGGAGATTTAATGGCTCTTAAACCAGAAAACACTNCATATTTTACAANGATGAAAGGNGGTTATAAATTTACTCCTAAAGAATCTGTTTTTTTAAACGCGTANGACAAATTGTCTAACAAACAATTAGGGAAAAGATTTGGTGCAGGGGAATCCACTATTGAAGATTTTATTAGAAAACTAAAAGCAAAAGGCTCTTTACCTGAAGGAAGTAAAATAAGACCAGACGATTTAAATGCTTACAAAGAAGGATTAAAAAAATTAAAACAATGGGCAAAAAACCCAACTTTTAAAAATTGGGCAAAGTACTTTGGTGCTGAAGCAACAGGAAGTGCACCTGATATAGGTAAAAATATTAGAAAATATTTTACCGGAGAATCTTTAAATGCTGCCCCTAAAAAAATATTAGATTTTTTAAAAGCAGATACAGTATTAGGTAGTAATGTAAAAGGTGTTTTAAAAACATTTACAACAGATTTTTTTAAAAAAAATAGACCTATGTTAGGTGGTACTCAAACAGGTGCTGCTAATGATCTTAAAACTTCTTTCGAAAAAGTAATTAAAATTAATAACGAATTTAAAAAAAACCCTAAAATTGATTTAAATACTTTAACTAAAAATTTATACAAAGAAGCGTTTACAAAAGGCGATGATGCAACAAAATTAAGACTCGCTACAACAACATCAGACGATGTTGCAAAATATTTAGAGGCATTAAATAAATTTAGAGATGTCCCTCCAGGAATGTCTAGTCAATGGTCACCACCTAGTGGAGAAAAACTCAAATCAATCGTTACTTATATAGGTAGTCAAACAGACGGTTTTAGGTTTCGAGAAGGCACTTTAAGGAAATATAAATTTAGTATTAGAGATTCTTTATTAAACCTTGCACCAAATACAACCAGAAACTTAAGAAGTAAATTGGCCATACCGGGAGGAGTTGTAGATGAAGTCGTAGGACTGTCCGCAACAACGTTTCAAAATGCAGCTGGTAAAAATGCAGCTGGTTATACTGAGTTGATGCAAATAATTCCCGACGATATTAATAAGAAAAAAGCAAAAATAGATAGAGCTTTTAAAATTGCATTAGAAGCTAGTATGAGAGGTGAGTTTGAGGGAGTTGAAAAATTTAACAAATTATCTGAAACATTTGCTAAAAAATATAAAGTTGATACTCCTTTAATTAGACCTGGAGGAAATCCTACAGAAACTTTATTATATTTTGATAAACTATCTAATGAAGCTAAAAAAAATGTTTTAAAANTAGCGGATAATGGAAAAGGTTTNTCAATATCTAGCACAACATTACCAGTTAAAGAATTAGGTAAAANATTATCTGCNGTAAAACAAGACCCAGAGCTTTATGTAAAATTATTAAATGCCGTACAAAAAGCACCNCAAGTTTGTAGAAAAATTTTAAATTATCAAACTGGTGGAATATCTACCACTTGTGCAGCGGCAATAGAAACAGACCCAAACGGTGCTGCTAATAAATTAAAAAATTTAGATGTAAAAAGTGGACCATTAAAAAATGTTAAAGATGCTGCGAATAATTTTTTACAAGCATTTAAAACTCCCGGAAGTTTTAAAGGTAAGGTTGCCCTCGGTGCCGGAGCCGTGATTGGTGGATTTGGAGCCGGTGCTCTTGTTAAACAATTTAGAAATGATGACCCCAGTACTTACTTAAATAACGAAGGTCAAATGGAAGGAATGTTAATTTCAGATGTTGAAGAAGCAGCAAGCAAAGTAGAAGACAATCCAATTTTAAATAATCAATTTAAATTAGAAGCATTGGCTGCAGCGGGAATTACTGCACCGATTGCAAAAGGTGTTTACAATAAACAAAGATTTGGCACACCACAACTTCTTGAAACTCCAATGGAGTTAGATCAAGAAATGAAAACTCTTAAAAGAACTGTAAGACAAATAACTCACCCAGGTGGTAAAAAGGCAAAAAGAATTGGAGCTGCTGCTCAAGAAACAATTAGAATGGCCAGACAAAGAATGGCTGAGTTAAATAAATATATTGTTGAGACTACAGACCCATTAATCTCAAGTGGTAAAGGTCCAATAAGATCTGCACTTGGTTTAAGTGGTGTTCTTGGAAAAGGTTTATGGGCATTGACTTCACCTATCGTAGCTTTACCGTCAACTGCAATGTATATTGCAAAAGATAAGATGGAAGGCAAAAGTACAACTGATGCTTTAACAAATCCCCTAACTTATTTAGCTCCTGCATTTATGAATCAATCTGTAAAAGCTTTAGCAAAAGCCGGAGCGTCTAGAGGGTTGTTAGCAATTGCATCAGCCGGTTTAGCAGGAACTGCTGCGGCACCTTTATTACCCGCCATAGCTATAGGTTCAGGAATAGCTGCTGCAGGTTCATTGGGTTACCAAGCATACAAAAAGTTTTTTGATAAACAATCAGATGGAGATTTTTTTAAATAATGGCAATTTCTAAAGCAAAACAAATAGCAGAATTAGTTAAAGGTGTTAACGCAACTTTAAAAGCTAGAGCTTTATCTGGCAAAGTTCAACAGATGACTACAGAGTCTGCACTACCTAAAGACGTATTCAATAGTTTTAGTGATGCAAGAATACCTAGAGCACCATTGATTGAAGATGATTTTGTAACAACAGCTGCTAAAATGAGTTTTGCAAAATCAGGGTTAAATTCTTCTTTGTATAATAAAAGAAAACTACAACAAGCCGTCGATAATTGGAATAAAAATAAAAAATATACTTATTATAGAGGGGAGAATACTCGATCAAGTCCCTATAAACCAAAAGACCTTAGTTCGCCTGAAGGTAAACGTTATTTAGAAGGAATACAAAAAGTTCATGCTGACATAGTAAACGCTGGTTTTAATAGAGGTATAAGAGGAGGTAGAAAACCAGTTGATAAATATAAAAAAGAATTTACAGATGCATTTTTTTCAAATCGTCCTGAGATAGCTGATGCATATGCAAGAAGTGATAAGTTAGGTATTCCAATAATTAAAAAAATTCAATTAAACAAAGAACAAATTCAAAGAGGAATGGAACGTAATTTTGAGTCAAACACAGCAGCCGGTCAAGATGATATTATACTTGATCTAGAATTACTTGACAAAGCAACAAGATCTTTTTGGAGAGGTATAGCTAGGAAGTTTCAAAAATATAATAAGGGCGGTTTAGCAGCGGTATTAAAAATATGAAAAATAAAACACTTGTGATAAATTTACCACACGTTAAATTTAATGAAATCCCACCATTAAAAGGACCAGACTCACAAGGCTTGAATGTTCCATTAAAACAAGCTACAACAATAAAGAACTCGGAGAATATAAATGGCAGATATGGACAAAGCTCTACCAAACGTAGAGACAGAACTTAAAATACCTAACGACGAAGAAGTAGCATTAGCAGAACAGTCAGTAGCTGAGGAACAAGTTAGTCCTGAGGACATTGATGTAGTTCAAGAAGAAGATGGTGGAGCTACAATTAATTTTGACCCAGCAGCAGTTAATCAAGAGGGCGGAGAAGGTCACGGAGATAACTTAGCAGAATTATTGCCTGAATCAGTCTTAGGAAAACTAGGCTCAGACCTAGCAGAAAATTATTCAACATACAAATCTGCAAGAAAAGATTGGGAAGACAGTTATACAAAAGGTTTAGATCTTTTAGGATTTAAATACGAAAACCCAACTCAACCCTTTCAAGGAGCTAGTGGTGCAACTCACCCAGTTCTTGCAGAAGCAGTTACACAGTTTCAAGCGCAAGCTTACAAGGAATTATTACCAGCTACAGGACCAGTACATACTCAAACTATTGGTTTAGCTAGTAGACAAAAAGAAGACCAAGCACAACGTGTTAAAGAATTCATGAACTATCAACTCATGGACGTGATGAAAGAGTACGAACCCGAGTTCGATCAAATGCTTTTTTATCTCCCTCTTAGCGGCTCTTCGTTTAAGAAAGTTTATTACGATGAACTACTTGGAAGAGCCGTTTCAAAGTTTGTACCAGCTGACGACCTGTTAGTTCCCTATACAGCAACTTCATTGCAAGATGCTGAAGCTATTATTCATGTCATTAAAATGTCAGAGAATGATTTAAGAAAAAAACAAGTAGCTGGGTTCTATGTTGATGTAGAACTTACACCTGGTTACAATGAAGAAACAGAAGTAGAAAAAAAAGAGAGAGAACTAGAAGGTGTCAAAAGAACTAGAGATGAAGATGTATTTACTATTTTAGAAGTACACACTGATTTAGATTTAGAGGGATTTGAAGACAAAGATTCTACTGGCGAAGACACAGGAATTAAACTTCCATACATTGTAACAATAGAACTTGGAAGTAGAGAAGTATTATCAATTAGAAGAAACTATGCAGTAGGAGATCCTACTAAAGCAAGACAGGATTATTTTGTACATTTTAAATTTTTACCTGGAATGGGTTTTTATGGTTTCGGTTTAATTCATATGATCGGTGGTTTGTCGAGAACGGCAACTACTGCACTAAGACAATTATTGGACGCAGGTACTTTAAGTAATCTGCCTTCAGGATTTAAACAACGTGGAATACGTGTTAGAGATGAGGCTCAATCAATACAGCCCGGCGAATTCAGAGATGTCGATGCACCTGGTGGAAACATTAAAGATGCATTTATGCCCTTACCATTTAAAGAACC